CGGCTGCTGGCAAGCTATCAGCGCGCGCCGCGCGTCCTCGAAACGCACGGCGGGTGGGGCCGCATCTTCGAGCGGGTATGGTGGAAGGCCGCGCCCGATGGCCTGGTGATCGAGCGCGATGAGAAAAAATGCGCGCACCTCTCGCGTCAGCGTCCGACATGGCGCGTGTACGAGGGCGACTCCGCCGCCGCGCTCGCGCACGGTCTCGCCGGGGAGCTCCGCTTCGACGTGGTGGACCTGGATCCGTGGGGCTCGACGCTGCCGCACCTCGAGGCGCTCTTTCACCACCGCCGGGTTTTCGGGCCGCGCCTGGACGTGATCGCGAACGACGGCGCGCGGCTCAAGACCAAACTCGGCGGCGCGTGGAGCGTGAAGGCCTTCGCACCTTACGTCGCCAAATACGGCAACGATCTTTTCCCGGTCTACCTCGACGTGCTGCGCCTGGCTGTCGAGGACCACGCCAAGGCCGCCGGCTTCCGCCTCGCCAGATGGGAGGGCTACTACTGCGGGCACGCCGACGACCTCGCGCACTATTGGGCGCACCTCGAAAAGGAATGACGGATGAGTGAGCTAAGAGACCCACAAACGCTGGAGGCGATCGACAAGATACGCGCGATCCTCACTGAGTATGACCTGTGGGGCTGCGTGACCGTATCCAGCGCGTCGCGCACGCACTGGCTCTATCACTTCGATCCGAGCTGGTCGTGCCTGCATTTCGACCCGCAGACGGGGGCGGCACGCATACGCGCGAAACGCGCGGACTTCCAGAGCGCAGCCGGTCAGCACTATGTCGTCGAACAGACGGTCGGCGCGATCTTCAACACGCGCGACTACGCCGCGATGCTGTTCCAGCACATGGACAAGATGGCCGAGCTGCTTGATAAGCAAGGATTGGACATCGAGCATCATCCATTCCAGGACGTGCAGTACGTGCTGCCGAAGAAGTAGCCCGGAAAAGACAAAGGCCCCGAGCGGTTTCCCGACGGGGCCCTTGATAGGAGCAGGGTAGCTTGCGCTACCAAGACACCTAGACCGACGACGATTCTACGCTCTCACCGTCGTCGCGTCGAGGTGCGGATTGTTGATCGAGGTCTTGCCTTCGGGGAACCGGGGGAACTCTTCCCACGTTCGCCCGTCGAGCACGCGCCCGCCCGACTTCGAGGTCAACCCGCCCCACTGTTTGAAGTGGAAGGCAACCCCGGCGGCAACACAGTCGTCTCGCAGGCGGCGCACCCAAGGAATCCTGTCGGCTTTCACGGGCCATCGCCCGGCGCCTGCATAGTCCACGAGTCCACGCGGCTCTCGGAATTTTTTTTGCAGCAGGTGACGACCGGACTCACCGCCCGCGATCAGCCAGTGGAGCCCTCGCAGGTCGAGCTCGAGCGGCGACAGGAGCGGCTCCGCGCTCACGAAGCGGATCTCCGCCTCGACCTGGCGCAGCACATCGGCCCGCCCCGCGTAGTCCTGGCTCTCGATCGTCACACCGGCCCAGAAGTTTCCGGGCAGCCGCCGCTTGCGTGAATAGCGCAGCATGTTATCCGGGCGCTTGGTCAGCACCTGGTATTGATGGTGCGGGCTCTGGCAGATGACGTCGAGCACGCGGTCCCGGTAGTCGTCGTCGATCTCCTCCCAGAAAAGATCGCTCATGCTGTTCACGAAAATCAGGCTCGGCTCTTTCAGCTTCAACGGCTCGCGCAGCTTGTGCGGGCGCAGCGTCAGGCCGAACCCGTTCGGGAACGCCGCGCCGCCGCGCTCCTCCGCAATCGTCTTGGCGTAGCAGAACGCGCACCCGGGTGAGAGGAGCTTGCACCCGCTCGCCGGATTCCACGTCACCTCGGTCCAGATAATGCCGGTCTCGTTCATCGCCTGTTCTCCTTTTTGTGTGTATACGCAATGCGTATTATACGCGGTGAGGCTCGCCGATGGCGGGCGAAAAAAAGCCCCGGGTGGTCCGGGGCTATAGCTGCCCGATAGTGTGGGAGGAAGGTTACCGGGCAGCGGGTGTATTGTCCCGCTTGTCCTCGAGCTTGGCAACGCCGCTCGCGGCGAGCGACTTCAACCGCGCTTCGAGTTCGGCCCGCTTCACCGCGAGCTTTTTCTTGTCGCTCTCGGAGGCTCCGCGTGAGGCTTTCACCGTGCGGGTGATGTGGGCCTTCAACGCCGCCGCGCTACCGCGCAGCGCCGGGGCCAGCATCTTGACCGCTGCGGGCGAGAAGGGCGACCCCGCATCGGCGAGCGGCATCACATACAGGGCCGCGGCCGCCTTCTCCCCGAACGTGAACACCGAGGCGGTTTTCTCGTGCGAGAGGAAAGTAAAAATCCCCTTCGCTTCGAGTATGGCCCCGATCTGAGCGGCGACCTTGACGTAGGCCGGGTCAATCGACGGGGCCGAGAGCGGAGCGACCTCGCTCCCCTGCATTGCCCGCTGCCCGCCGGCGATGATGTTGACGTAGTCCGGAAACTTCGTCGTGACCGTGGGGAGCTTGAAGCGGGCATAGTCCGGAGCGGTCGAGCCCAGGACGTGCGGGTGGTGCTTGCCGTAGGAGAGGCTCACCCCGCCCTCGCCCTGCAGCTTGGCGAGCTTGCCCAACAATTCCCGTTCGACGACGACGCCCTCCCCTTTGGCCCACGACGGGACTTTCCCCGGCAGCCGCTGAACGAGCATGACATTGCCGTTGGTGGCGACGAGCTCGCAGGAACCCTCACGCTCCCGAAACAGCACGCCCGTTTCAAACGAGCGGTTGCTGTCCTTCGAGGTGCAGAGAACCGCCGCCTGAATGGCGATGGCATCGACGACGAAAATTTCCGCGTCCCCGAGTTCCAGCGCTTTGACGGTGGCGACCGGGCCAGGCTTCCGGTCCGGGTTCGGCAGGGCGAGCGGTGGCACCGCCACCGGCCTGGCGGTGGTCGTGGTGGGCGGTGTGGTGGTGGTGGTCTTGGTCTTGGTAGTGCGCTTCATGGTCTAGGTTTCCTTTCGTTGAAAATGAAGCGGGCCCCGAAGGGCCCGCGAGTGGCACTACTGGTAGATATTGACGGCGATGTTGGGCAAGCCCTCGATCCGGAGCGCTCCGCCTGTCGTCGAGACCAGGACAGATTTTCCGGACTTCGACGGCCCGACTTGCTGCGCCGGGTCATACACGTAGGCGATGCGGCCATCCGAGAGCTTGACGACCTGCAGATTTTTCGCAGGCGCATCGTGGAGGACCGCGGCGACGGTTGCGCCCGCTGCGGGCGACTTGGTGCGAGACTTCATCGTGATTTCCTTTTGGTCTAGGTGAAAAAAACCGGGGGCGAATGCCCCCGGCGTATGCTGCTCTGTGGATTCGACTTACCCGGCGAGCTTGTCGGCTGCCCGGGCCCGCTGATCCGCGATCTTGTTCAGTTCGGCGGCGACTTCGGCGGGCCAGAGTTCGGCCATCATGCGGGCGCGCGTGGCGTGGGCCCGGAGGGCGGCGGCCTTGCGTCCAGCGGTTCCCCGGGTTTTCTGCGCCTTGATGGCACGCGCGGAAAAGTTCGGGGCCTTCTTGGTCGGGCGGGTGGTCTTGGTCGAGGTCTTCATGGTCTAGGTTCCTTTCGGGTTAAGAGTGAGTGTGTCTACTAATCAATCATGCTACAGGAAGAATTGTACGCAATGCGTATAAGTGTGTCAAGGGGTTTGGCGCATTTATTTTCGTGACGTATGCCCGGTCATCCGTTTTATGGTTCGGTTCAATGGAAGCTCGCGAGGGCCCAGGCCCTCGAGCGGGCGGGCTATCGGTGCAAGGAATGCAACGCGGACGTGCGCGGTTTTCGCCGTTCCCGAGTGGACCATGTAATTCCCCGTCGGGAAGCCCCGGAGAAGGCCTTGGACGCATCGAACCTGCGGGTCCTGTGCCTGGTATGCGACGCGCGGCGGCACGCCAGCAAGGGCGGTGTAATAGTCTCCAGGGGCGAGCTCGGATCGGTCGATAGTCGAGGCCTGCCGACCTCGCCCGCGCACCATTGGAACGCGGGGGCCCGCCGTCGCACCGGGGAGGGGGGGGGATCGAAGTAAAACGGCCAGCCGCCCCACCGGAGTCTGGTTCGCCGTGCGCACCGTGCCTATCGGGGGATTTTTGCCCGGAGGCCATTTTTGCCCGGGCCCGAGGTCCGCTCCACCGCTTTGCGTATAATCGGCTTTCGCGCTCATTCGACCATGAACACGAAGCCCACTCGACTGAAAGTGATCGCGGGCACGTTGCGCCCGGGTCGCGCGCCGGTGCGCGAGCCGTCGCCCTCGGGTCAACTCGGGGACGCGCCGGAATACTTCACCGATCAACAGCGCTCGCTGTGGGACCGCTGCCGCGACGATTCGCCCGACGGACTCCTGACCGCGTGCGACCGCGGCATCTTCGAGGGCTACATCGTGCTCCTGGCGGCGCGCGCCGAATGCGTGCGGCTCTGGAACATCGCGGGCGGGTCGGTTCTCGTGCGATCGACCGACCACGCACGCGTCGTCGTCAACCCCTATCTCAAGGAAATCCGGCGGTTGACCGAACAGCTTCGCGTGCTGGAGGGCGAGCTCGGCTACACGCCTGCCGCGCGCTCGCGCATCGACTTGGGCGAAGCGCCGATCCCCGACCGGCTCGGGAAATATCTAGCATGATCTGGGTATCTTTGGGCTCAGGAGGCCTCATGGACGACAAGCAAAAACTGGAATTGCTGAAGGCGATGGTCTCGCGCGCGGAAGTCCTCGGGCACAACCTGCGCACCGCGATGCCGCGCCACACCTCCTACGCGCTCGTGATTTTCCACGAGCCCGAGGAGCCAGACGAGCACGCCCTCATCGTGATCGAATCGAACGCGCCGCAGGCCACCGCCATGACGGCGCTGCGCACGCTCGTCGAGAACGGGCCTTCAACCTTTCCGGCGCCGCAGCAGCACTAGTCCACGTTGCGCCGCTTGGCGAGCCGGTAGACCGGATGCTGATCGGTGAGAAGAAGAAACAACTCGAAGCGCGCCGGGTCCGGGGTCCTCATCCCGGCTTCATACTCGCCCCACCGCGAGACCGCGCCCAGGTGCACGAGCTTGGCCGCCGCGCTCTGCGTCAACTTCGAGCGCAGCCGCGCCGCGATGACCGACGCCGCCGTGATGTTTTTGAGGTGCCTCGGCAGTGCAGGCTTTTTCATGTTCAACACTCCCGTCAGGGAGCCCATCGCCCCCACCGCTCACTATACGCTAGGCGTATAGGGGCGGCAAGCCCATAGGACCGTGGGCCAGAAGCTCGAGGCGGTCACCAAATACGCGCAGCTGGTCGAGCGCGGGAAGCTCCTCGCCGGTCCCCTGGTGCGCGCCGCGTGCAAGCGGCACCTCGAGGACCTCGAGACCCGGGACTTCGAATTCAGCTTCGACCGGGCCCGCGTTCAACGCGTCTTCGGCTTCTTCGAGGACATTCTGTGTCTGAACGGCGGGGAGTTCGAGGGCGTGCCCTTTCACCTGGAGCCGTGGCAGGCCTTCATCGTGGGCTCGCTCTTTGGCTGGATCGGCGAGGACGGCGCGCGGCGCTTTCGCGTCTGCTACATCGAGGCCGGCAAGGGGCAGGGCAAATCCCCGCTCGCCGCCGGCATCGGTCACTACATGCTGATTGCGGACGCCGAGCCCCGCGCCGAGGTCTACGCCGCCGCCACGAAAAAAGACCAGGCCATGGTGCTCTTCCGCGATGCCGTGGCCATGGTGGACCTCTCCCCCGAGCTCGCCGCCGTCGTGAAGAAGATCGGCGGCACCAATCCCTGGAACATGGTGCACCGCTCCTCGTTCTTTCGCGCGATCTCCTCCGACGACGGGCAGTCCGGTCCGCGCCCGCACTGCGCCCTCATCGACGAGATCCACGAGCACAAGGACGATATCGTGATCGAAATGCTGCGCGCCGGGTTCAAGGGGCGGCGCCAGCCGCTTCTTTTTCTCATCACCAATTCCGGCAGCGACAGGAACTCGGTGTGCTACCGCTACCACGATTACGGCGCGCGCGTGGTGCAGCGGATGAGCCAGGACGAGCGCTTCTTCGCCTACATCTGCGCGCTCGACAAGGACGACGAGCCCTTCGAGGACGAGGCCTGCTGGCCGAAAACGAATCCCAATCTCGGCGTCTCGATCCAGCCCTCCTACATCCGCGACCAGGTGCACGAGGCGAAAGGCATGCCCGCCAAGGAATCCACCGTGCGACGCCTGCACTTCTGCCAGTGGACCGACGCGACCAACCCGTGGATATCGGGCGACGCATGGCGGCGCTGCGAGTTCGACGCCGGCGAGGCCCCGATGGAGGAGCGCTTCGCCGGGCTCCCGGTCTTTCTCGCGCTCGACTTGTCCGCGACTACCGACCTCACCGCGCTCGCCGCCGTGGCGCCCGCTCGCTTTCCGGTCGAGGGAGAGCCCCCGCGCTTCGAGGCCTGCGCCGAATTCTGGACCCCGGGGGACACGCTCCTCGAGCGCGCGGCGCGCGACCGCGTGCCCTACGACGTGTGGGTCCGGCAGGGGTGGCTCCATCCGGTCCCGGGCAAGACCCTCGACTACGAGCCGGTCGCCGAGCGCCTGGGCGAGCTCGCCGCCGCGCTCGAGGTGCGCGCGGTCGTCTTCGACCGCTACCGCATGAGCTACCTGCGCGACGCGCTGGAGGAGCTCGGCATCGACCTCCCGCTCGTCGAGCACCCGCAGGGCTTCATGCGCCCGAAGGATTCGCCGCTGTGGATGCCCCAGTCGATCACCGACCTCGAGGCCGCGATCCTGGGCGAGCGCATCCGCATCGCCAGGAACCCCGTCCTCACGTGGAACGCCGCCAGCGCGGTCGTCGAGACCGACCGCCACGGCTCGCGCATCTTCGCCAAGCGCAAATCGCTGGCGCGCATCGACGGGGTCGTGGCGCTCGCGATGGCGATCGGCGCGGCGAGCACGAACCTGACCATTGAGCACACCGACGGCGCGCTCTTCTTCCTGTAAGCCCATACAGCCCTCGACGGCGGGAGCAAAACCGGAAGTCCCCCATGTCCGTTTTTCCAAGCACGATCCTATTTGGAAAAATGGACACGGTCTTTGCCGCCCAGTGACATCAGACGGCCTGCCACGATTCGCCGCGACGACGTTCCACCGCTAGCGGAATAAAGTAGCCGCACCGGTGCGGTCACTTTTATTTTTCTCAATCGCTTCAACGGCTTCAGCTGAAAAAAATGTCGCGACATCGGGGCTGAAATATCGCGACTTGTGCCCCTTCACCCTGCAAGGTGAAGGGCGGCACACCCCTTTCTGAATCCGCACTACACGAGTGCAGATTGCTTGCCTAGTGACACCTCGCGCGGGCTGTCACCACCCTTCGGTGAACCCGTCACATCGCCGATTTGATGCCATCACATCGCGATGGAACGGCATCGAAAAAGTGTGAGGGCACCGGTGCTGTTACATCCGCGTTTCACGTGGAACGCTCCCTGCATCATCATGTAACCTGCTGTCCAACTTGACAGATTTCTACGACTCCCGTAAAACGCTCGCGAATGGGGGGTGACATGGGCGAGCGCAGCCGGCCCGGTAGATACGAGCGGGGCTGGGTCCCGCCGCCACCGCCGCCACCCCCCAAAAAGTAACGGCAACGGTGCGCGCACCCGCGCGGTAAACCCGGCCTCGAAGGGGGGCCCGGTCACCGTGGACGCCGTTCTCAAGTCGATCACCGCCGAGACCCGCGCCGAGTCCCCCGACGAGCTCACCATGATTGCGAGCGACCAGGGCGTCGACCGCAACGGCAGTATCGTTCGCACGCGCGGGTGGGAGCTCGAGAACTACCGCAAAAACCCCGTCGTCCTCTGGATGCACCGTGCCACGGAACTCCCGGTGGGCCGCGCCGAGCGCGTCTGGATCCACGCACGGCAGCTGATGGCGCGCATCAAGCTCGCCGCCGAGGGCACCAGCCCCTTCATCGACTCGCTCCGGAGTCTCGTCGCCCAGGACATGGTGCGCGCGGCGAGCGTGGGCTTTAATGCGACCACCGAGCCGCGCCTGATCCGGGACGGCAAGACCAACCAGGTCACCGGGATCGAGTTCGACGGCACCGAGCTGCTCGAAATATCGCTGGTCAACGTGCCGCTGCAGCAGCGGGCGCTGCGCCAGAAGGCGCTCGACCTGGGCATTCTCTCCGACTTCGATCGCGTCTACGCGCCACCGCGGCCCGCGTCCGGGCTTATCGCGCGACGACGCAACGAGCTCACCCTCTTAACCGTCCGGCGCTTCGGGCACCCCCTCACTTCAAAGGACATGCCATGAAGCTATCCGAACGACTCGACGCGCTGCACGCGCAGAGGAAGACCATCGTCACCACGATGGAAGGGATTTTCGAGAAAGCCGAGAAGGACGACCGCTCCTTCGACGAGACCGAGCAGAAGCAATTCGACGACGCGAAGCTGGAGCTCGGCGGTCTCGATCGCCAGATTCAGAACGTCGACGAGCTCATCAAGGCGCAAGTGGTCAAGGGCGACCCGCTCAAGCAGGACCCGAAAAACCCCGCCGCGCCGTACATGCCCGTCAAGCGCAACCTCGCGCCCGCCACGGCGTTCATCCGCTACGTGTGCGCGCTCGCGCTCTCGAAGGGAAGTCTCCACCAGGCGCTCGAAATCTCGAAGCAGTGGCGCGACTCGACCCCGGAAGTCGAGACCGTGTTGAAGGCCGCCGTCGCGGCGGGCACCACCACCGACCCCACCTGGGCGAAGCCGCTCGTGGAATATACGACGATGGCATCCGAGTTCATCGAGCTCCTGCGCCCGGTCACGTTCCTGGGCCGCATCACCGGATTTCGCAACGTCCCGTTCAACATCCGCATTCCGCGGCAGACTTCCGGCTCGACCGTCGGATGGGTGGGCGAAGGCCTCTCCAAGCCGGTCAGCAAGCTCGCTTTCGACGCGATCACTTTTCCGTGGGCCAAGGTCGCGGGCATCATCGTCATCACGGAGGAGCTCGCGCGCTTCTCGAGCCCGGCGGCGGAAGGCCTCGTGCGCCAGGACATGATCGACGAGATCGCGCAGTTCCTGGACAAGTGGTTCTGCTCGGCCGTCGCGGCCGTGCCCGGCGTCTCGCCGCCCGGGATTTTCAACGGCGTCACTCCGATCGTGATGGCCCCGGGCGGCATCACCGTCGCCAATATCACCGATGCGCTCGCGACCGCGGTCAACAACATGACCAACGCCGGCGTGCCGATGCGCGCGCCTTACTGGCTCATGCACACTTCGACCGCCTCGAAGCTCTCGTTTCTGCGCACGGCACAGGACGTGTTTGCGTTCCGCGACGAGCTCTCGGGCGCAAAGCTCCTCGGCATTCCGGTTCTCGCGAGCCCCAACATGCCGGTCATCGACGTGCCCGATCCCGACCCGGACACCACCAGCATCGGGTTGATCGACGCGAGCCAGATCCTCCTCGCCGATGACGGGCCGGTGACGATCGACGTCTCGCGCGAGGCCTCGCTGCAACTCGACACCGCGCCCGCCA